GGAACGGTGACGAAGCCACTGTCGCGCCACAAAGATTGGCACCCGGACATGAAACTTAAACTCGACCATCTCGAACGGCGTCGTGTGCTTATGACGCATGAGGTATCGGATGAGCGCCCGATCATCATTGATTGTCTTTGTCCCCTGACCATACGATACTCGGGCAGCCTGTACAATTGCGGAATCGTTTCCCATGTGATCGACCAGCCGGACAGATGACATCTCCATTGGAGACCAAACAGGTGCAAACTTTATTTGTTGACGATTAGTAAAATGGTCCAGCTGAAGTTGTGGCATAAAATTCTCATGGCGGTGGTCATTATCGTCGCCGTGATTTTGGCTGCTCGGTATCGCCAGAGCAACTACACTCCACCCGAGTCCACAGTGACTGTAACACCTCCACCTCCCGCCGAAATGCCTCCTCCACCCCCACCTCCCGCCGAAATGCCCCCTCCCGCCGAAACACCCCCTCCACCCCCACCTCCCGATGAAATGCCTCCTCCAGCATCTACAGGCACCGCAGAAGGTTCCTCTGATATTAGTGGAATTGGTGCATTTGATAAGATTGCCGGTGAGACCATGTACGATTATGAGACTTCGTCGGCACCCACGGCCCCGATGGCACCGGCGGCACCGGCAGCACCGGCGGCACCGGCAGCACCCATGGCCCCAGAGGCGTCAGTCGCAACGCCCCAGGTTGAGATGTATGTGAGATCACCTTATGCTGAGCTTTAAAAAATGAACTGAATGATAACTAATGGACGCGAAACGCTTTGCGATACGTCTCAAAATGCACAAAGTACGAGGCGGAGTTGTACACCACTGTGCCCTTTTTCAACGCGCTCTTGAAACTCAAGGAATCAAGACTCGTGTTGTGAAAGGTGTGTGTCTCGTTCCCCAGACGCGTGAACTGTGTGAACATTATTGGGTCCAGTCCGAGGACGGACTCAACTTTGATATTGGCTACGAGGTCGGGTGTCTCTACTCACCTGAACTTCGCTCGGTCGAAACCATTTTGTTACCCGAAGCACCAGAAGGATTCGCAGCACCAGATGCAGACCCAGAAAACACGAGACTTTTTGAGTTGTACCAGACGGACCCGAAAACATTCTGGTTGGAAACACCCCACGATGTTCGCAGTTTCAAATAAAATATCACAATCAATTATAAATGGCTGCCACGGATCGCAACATTATTGTCCTGCTTACGAGTGCCACGTTGCTTACAAACTCAATTCGTGAGATGTATCGTACCGGAAAGATGTGGTCGACTCGTTTCATGTCCATCTTCCAAGTTGTTCTCGCATTTGCATTGATGATGTTCCTCAGAACAGCCTGAAAAAAAATAGTTTAGACAAGTATAAATGAACAACGCAAATAATAGTTCGAAGTTCCTGAGCGCGTCGCTCGCCGGCCTTCTTCTTATGCTGTTCCTCTCTGGTGTGTTTATGGTCGTAGAGGCTGGTAAGCCGGACCCGACCGACCCGAACAAAAAGTGGTTCGGTACGGCATATCTCATTTTCGCTGCACTCATTGGTCTGTTTTACATTTACAACAATCTGACACGAAACACGCCCAACTATTAAAAACAAGGCCCTTTATTATATAAATGGACCATCTCATCGGACATGTCAACGGGGTTGAAATTAATCAGGCTGACGTACTCGAGGACCTCATGAATCAGGTTGCCGTCGAGTGTGATTTCACAGTTGTCACAAAGGCATTTTACCAGTTTCGGCCGGTGGGAGCCACGGGCGTACTCGTATTGGCCGAGAGTCATTTTTCGGCCCATACGTTCCCGGAGCACGGGAAGGTGTACATTGATGTTTTTTGTTGTTCAAACAAGTTTCAGCCAATGAAGTGTGCCCAAGTCATCGAGCGCATTTTCAAGTCTCAGAGTGCAACGTGGTCGGTCGTGACGAGAGTGGGTGTCACCGAGAGCGTCTGAGACAAAGCCTGAAACAATTCCGGTGTGCGTGCCGTATCGAAACCAATAGATGTCCGAATGCCAAGATTTCTGGCCGTAAGGACAACATCCTGGTTCGCGCCAAGATACACGAAGGACCATCCGTCACGTGTCTGGCGCGACTCGACCAGGTCCTTGATATGGGCCGGTGTATAATCGACCGAAGAGTTTTCGTCACCGTCCGTCAGAATAATAACCGTCGTTTCGCGAGGAAGATTCAGTTTCAGAACATGGCCCATTGCGTCAAGCAATGCAGTTGACCCGCGAGGCTCAAATGTCTCACGGGTGAGCGGCACGACACTATCAATCGGCACATTTTCATAGACGGTCAGGATTTCGTAATCAAACTCGTACAGAGACATCGTTCCACCAAGTGGCTTTTGGGATTCGACAAAACTGTTGTAGCCGTCGATTGTGTCGTCGCGGCACGTATCCATCGAACCGGAACGGTCAAGCAGGAATACGCGAGTCGCCATACTGGATCCTTGTCGTATTGTTTTAAAACACTCGAGCGTTGTTCAGGGACGTATGCATGAAAAAGTCGCCGAACTCCTTCAGCGGTGTTACGATGAGCAGCGAACGCCTGAATGGCATGCTTTGCGTGGGACGATGCTTACCGCCAGTGACCTCGCAACAGCCATCGGAGACAATCCATATGAAACACCAGACGACCTCATTGTCAAAAAGTGCGGCTTCAAACACTGGAACGGAAATTCAGCCACGGCACATGGAACCCTGCTCGAACCCATCGCTCGCGACTTGTACGACGCTCGACACAATCAGAAATCTCATGAAATTGGTCTTGTGCAACACCCCGTCCACAAATGGCTCGGCGGTTCACCCGACGGCGTCACCGAATCAGGTCGTCTGATTGAAATCAAATGTCCGCTGACGCGTAAAATCACACCGGCCGTCCCGAAGTATTATCTGCCCCAAATCCAGCTGTTGCTCGAGGTGCTCGACCTCGAGGTGTGTGATTTCATCCAGTACAGACCGGCGTCCGAAAAGAATATCGAGGAGTTTGTCGTCACGGTGGTTGAACGGGACCGTGCATGGTTTGAACGAATCCTACCAAAGGCAAAGGCGTTTTGGGATCGCGTCATACAAAAGCGCATCACGGGTCTGTGTGAAGTGCTTTCGGACGATGAAGTCAGCTCTAAAGAATACATATGTGAGATACTAGAAGAAGATGAAGTGTCCGGCGTGCCTGCGGAACAAGGGGATACAGTTGACGTGCCGGGAGTGCCATAGAAACTTTTGTACCGGATGTATTCAACTTGAAGTGCACGCATGTCCATGTATCAAAACCAAAGTTGTTTTTGAAAAAGAGCGGCTCGAGAAACAGCTCGTCAAGGTGGAGGCTCCCAAAATTATCAAGATTTAGAACACAATATTATTTAATCAAATTTCTTGCGGAGCGCGAGCACGATGACAAGCAAGCCCATGGCGATGATAATCGGCCAGAGATTGTCACGGAACATTTCGGCCGAGATGTAGTTCCGGCCGTCCGTGTACGTCACCTCGCGCGACCACGAGGTTGTACCATCGTCAAACTGGTATTTGCGTGCCGGATACATAAAGGAAGTTGCCGGGTTTACACCGCCGGTCATGGCAGCCATGGCCGGAGCACGAAAAACGTGCTTTGGGGTGAAATGGTCATCGTACTCTGGAGTCTCTTCTGGAACAACAGGCTCCTCGCGTGGCATCATCCACGGCAGCGCCTCGGTTGACTTGTGACCGCCGTTGTACGAAACACCAAACGTACCAGTTGCCGTGTAAGGGTTGATCCGATCCATGGACAGTTCGTCGATTTCAAGGAGTTCAGTCATGTCTTCTATTGTTGACTGATATTTTTGTCCGCGTACGTCCTGGTCTGGACCTTTTCCTTGTGCCGAGTCCACATGTCGTCCAGATCGACATCAAGCATATAGGCCAACTGAAAGAGATACGAAAAGACATCACCCATTTCGGTCGTAATGTCCGTGCCGCGATCCTTTTTCAGACCCATCTTCTTGAAATTCCGTTGGTACTGACGTATTGCCGATGCAAGCTCGCCAATCTCTTCTGTGAAGAGGAGCCAGACGGTGCTGACCGGTGCCTTGTCCCAACCTTTCGTACGACACAATTCGTACGTCTGCTCTTTGTAAGAATTCATCTTGTACATCAAGCGTCGACTGCTTTTATTAATCAACCTGAGAGGTGATGGCGTCGCTCACCTCGGTCGGCGTGAACACAACGAGCGCGACAAACAAGGCGACAAGTTCAATGCTGCACCGCAAACGTTCCGTCTCGAGTTCGCTCAGATTCTTTTTGATGGCCCACTGGGCACTAATCAGGCGGGACAGACGATCGATGATGAAGAAAATAATGAAACCATAGGCAATCTGTCGTCCTGTCTGCATTACTTACATGGAAGAAACTTTTCGGGTCACATGGGCCATCTGGTTCGACAACTTTACGTGCCACTGGTGGAGCACCAACACCTGGAACAACAGTATGGTCACGCTGAGCCCGAGCGCCACGAACGGCAGCCACTTGAGCCACTTTGGTGTCTGATCATCTTCCATTACTTGAGGCTTGTAATTTTTCTGGACAGGTTGAGAAAGTCGGCCGAGTGTTCAATGTGCCACGGGTACAACACCGTGAGCGCAAACATGAACGACAGCAGCGAAACCATCAACACAGCAACCGGAACCCATTTCGTCCACCGCGGAGGATCGTCGTTCATTTGTTACCGGGTCAGAAAATTAACCCATCGTCGGATACATCTTCTTGAACGCCTGGATGGTCGTCCGACACATCGGGCACGCCATGGTTCGCGGCGCACGACCGAGACATGTCGCGCACGAGAGATGACCACACGGGTCCAGAAACGTGTCAACCATACGTTCCATACAAATTGAACACGTAAACTGACTATACTTTTGAGCGTTTGTATTCATCAACACCTGCTCCATCGCTTTGATTTCGCCGTTCAGCTGAGAAAGTTCGTCGCGCAACGCCTCAAACCCACACGTCTCTTTGAAGTGCTGAACAATCTGGGAGACATCCGCCTGGAGTTCCTGAGTGTTCAGGACGGTCGAAGCATTCTGAAGTATCGAAATGTCGCCCGACATTCGAATAATCTCCGACTCCTTGAGGCGAAACTCTGTAAGCTTCTCTTTGTATTGTTGTTTGTACCGACCGAGCGTCTCTTCAAACTGGGCCCAGTCTTCTGACAGGGTCACATCAGGGGTCTCAGGCAGGGCGACATGTTGTGGAATCATGACGTCGGACAAAAATTCAGCCAGCATGGTCATATTCATTGTACCAGAACAGACAATAATATCTTTAAAGAAGTAAGATGGTCCTGTTCGAGGTACTCTGCATGTCATGCGCCGAGACATTCGGTAACTTTAATCTAAAATGGTTTGCAGAGTCGGGAAACTCTGCGAGCCACCATTTGGGTCTAGGTATTTTGGGATACGTTGTTGTTTTGTTTTTTCTGGTTCGGGCTTTTGCGCTCAAAAATGTACTGATGGTGACGGCTCTATGGGAAGGTATGATTACAATCATCGGTGCGGCTTCCGCCTATTTTATACTCGGCGAACGTTTCCATCATCCGATCCAGTGGCTCGGTGTCGCCCTGGCTATCCTGGCGGTCGGAATGATTCACATTGGCCAGCATCTCAAACACGGTTAGCGGCCGCCCGCACATTATTGACACCGGCTGGGGGAGCACCGCCTGCATTCAGGCTGGTCGGGCCGCCGTTCGCACCGGTCGTCGGACCAGGCATGGACCCGGCGTTCGCACCGGCACCGGCGTTGATGCCCGGAGCGTTCGACGGAGCCATGTTGGCACCCCGGCGACGGTACATCATGTAGGCGGCACCGCCTGCCACTGCAATCACCAGAGCGACAATCATGAAAATTGCCCAACGAGGGAATGGTTTCTTCTCTTCGGCAGGCTTGTCCATTTTAATGGTATCGTTCATTTTTTTTTCACAATCCTGGCGACTGGCTATTCATTTTCAACCCAGAGGTTGAGGTGCTGATCGGCATGGCGAGCGGTATCGGGTTGTTCGAAATGTAATCCATGTAGGACAGTTGCTGGAGGACACCCGTGCTGATGGTCTTGGTCGCCTCCTTGACAACAATGTCGTTCATTTTTTTCATCTCGGACTTGTCGTCTGGGTTGGAGACCAGGTGCTGGTAGACGCTGCGCATGAGCGCCTGGAGGTCAGCGTCATTTTGGCGGTCGATGTTCATACCGGTCTTGGTCTTCACGCTGCGAACAATGGCACCGTGAAG